TATGAATTTTTCCATTCCAGATGTTAATTCTAATGGCCAATAATTGTCATCATCATATACAATATGAGCATTAATATTTTTGCCATCTGTATGTAATACAATTGTAAATTCAACAACTTGATTAAGAATATTATTTATTTCAGATTCTATTTGTGGAAGTGCTTTTGTTATTAAATGGTAAGGAACTCCGTCTCTATTAACAGCCTTTTGATAATATTCATATCCTTGATATTGTTGTTCTAGTTCTTTTAATCTATCTATTCCTCCCTGGGCATCTTCTCTTGTCTTTTCTGCCATTTTTAATTTACCAGAAAGAGTTAATAATTTAGAATCCAATTGACCCAATTCTAAACTAACTGTTGATATTTCATCTCTAACTTCTTGTATTTCCGAGTCTTTAGTTTTATTATATTCTTGATTATCTAATTGTTTTAACGACTTTTTTAATTCTGCTTTACTAGTTTTAATATCATCACGACACTTATGAATTTTCCATTTGAATTGTTCAAGTTCTGATTCTTGTAATATTAATGTCGAACGAGATTCACTACAACTGTACATTAAATTATTATAAAACTCTAGTTTTTCCTCTGGCTTATCTATTTCTATCGCATCAATGCCACTACCAATATGTTTGATATCAAATTCTATAACTTGTTGTTCATCTATTAATTTAGGTAATAAGTCTGCAACTTGTTGAGTTTCTTTTAACCACGGATTGGCCATACAAAAACTACAATCTTCATCCCATTCGTGCTTATCTAATTTAGATACCATTTTTTGAGCATGTTGTATTTTAAGTGATTTTACTTTCAAATCATTTACTAATTGTAATGCCTCTGACTCATACTCTGCCTTTAATGATAGTTGTTCTTTTAATTTATTGACATCAATTTTATTGAGTGTTTGATCCGTTTCTTTAATGAGTTTTTTTTGTTCACGAATTATTTCTTTTTGAGTATCTCTATCTGCAATAACTTCTACTAACTCATTTTCCATCCGTTCAAGGTCTAATTCAATATCTTCTGGAGGTCTCAATGTATCATCAACCTTTTTCAATTCTTTAGACATTGTAAAAATAATATCATTAAGATTTGTTTTCATATCTTCATGTTCTGTTTTATCAACTTTCATTTGTTCATATGAACCAGTATATTGAGTTATAACATCTCTAGCAGCAGATAAGTCGGTTGAAAAATCTTTTCTTTTATACTCCCTAATTAATGCAGCTGTCTCTCTAATATCTTCATGTCCAATTTGGTACAGTTGCTCAAAAATATCAATATCTAAAAACTGTGATAATAATTCTTTTCTTTCTCTTTGACTTTTATCAATAAACCCAGTATTGTTATTTTGTAATGATAATGCTGTTAAAACAAAATCATCATATGTTCCTAGATATTGTTGTATAATTTTATTTGTAGAATCTCGTTGATCTCCGTTTAAATTTTCTTCATTTCCGGAGGCATCTATTCTCCAAAAGTTTACATTAACTTTCACATGACCATTTCCATGTTTTTTAGCTTTACGTTCAATAAAATAAGTATACTTACCTAATTCAAATTCAAACTTACAATGAAAGGTAGATTTTTTATTATTTAGTACATGTTTAGCTTTTTTAGTTCTACTACATTTATCAAAACATGCAAACGATAATGCATCTAACAATGTTGACTTACCTGAAGCATTAGGTGCAAATAGTCCATATAGTCCATTCATGTTTGTAAAATCAATAACATTATTTGGACCGTAACTAAACATATTTGAAAATTCAAATGTTTTAGGAGTCCATGTAATATTTCTAGTCAATGTACTTGTTGGTAATTTACTATGAACTGTCCTATTAATATGTCTTATGGTATCTAATAATTCATCATCTAATGCATATTCATCAGTTAAATATTCTGATATAACTTTGTTTTGCCATTCAACATCACGAATATTACCAAAGTTAATTTTTTTCTTTTCATCATTTGTATTCAATGCATTTATTTTCTGAATTGAAATATCCTGGACTTTATATTTTGATTTAATTTTAGCAACTAGTTCTTTTAATGTTGCAGAATCTGTATCCTTTACTTTTAGTCTCAATCTAGGACGTAATGGTATTTTATCACTAGGGTTGAGTATCTTTCCATTTTCTACTTGATATGTATAGTATCCATAATCGTTTGGTATATCAACAAACTCACACTTCTTGGAATCTAGATCCCATACCATTATTCCATGTCCTAATGCTTCTCCATGGTTTTGTTGAATCAAAGATCCGGCATATGCAATTGTTTTTTCATCATCTAAATACTGTGGTTTATGGATATCTCCTAACAATACTAAGTCATGTCCTTTAAACATATTTGTAGTAACATGAGTATTACTTAAAGTAAATCCAGCATCAGTAGATGCATTATGTACCGACCCATGATGTAATGCAATCTTATAATCTCCTTCAAAATCATCAGCTTTTATATAATCAATTGGTTTATTATATACCGACATTACGTTAAAGTGTACTCCGGAAATACTATATATACCATTGTCTTTAAGATAGTGTAGTCTTTGATGATTTAAGGCTTTAACGATTGGACTAAGGGCATCTAGACGATAACTATTATTTAGGTTACAATCATGATTACCTGTTATAATAATCGTAGGTGCCAAATCTGCTAATTTTTTAAAAAAATCTGATACTACACTTACTAATTCAGGCGACATGTCTGTTTTAGCATGTACAATATCACCGGCTACATAGATTAATGAATCCTTTGTTTTTGTTTTCTTAATATAAGAATATAGTCGTTTAAATACTAACTGATATTCTTTATGTCGTTTTACATTCCTAACATGTACATCTGCAATGTGATAGATTTTATCTATCTTGTCTATTCCTGTATCTATAATGCGCATAATATCTTTTGTTCCATTAATTCTGTTTCACTCATTTTCTCAGTCATATTTAATATATCTGTTATTTTTTCAAATCCTAAATCATTAGGATCTTTTCCTGTTATGTCTACAAAATATACATCTAAACCATTTGACATAAAGTATTGTGCTGTCTCTAATGCTTGTTTACGTGCATCTTGATCTAAACATATATAAATTTTTCTTACGCCCTTTTCTACAATACGACGTTTTAATGTATTTGATATTGTTTTACCAAATAAAGGAATCACATTTCTTTTAATTGTAATTGCATCAAATGCACCTTCAACTAATATAATTGGCATATTCCAATTCACATGTAGTTCAAATCCTACAATATCTTTTGATGCTGGAGGATTCTTATGTTTATATTTATCTTCGGCATAATAAGCACGTGCAACAAAATAATTTAAACTTCCATTTGCATCATAGCTAGGAATAATTATTTTACCTTTATACGCACCTTTACGACAGTAACCAATTCTATATTTTAAGATATCATGTATACTAATATTACGCCCTTTAAGGTAATGTATGGCATTTCGAAATTCAGGACTCATTTCTTGTAACTTCCATAATGGTCTATATCCTTCAGGTAATTGTAATACCGGAGTATCAGTTGTTGTTTTTGATGGTCTCCATTCTACATCTTGTAGCAGTTCAACTAGTTTAGCTATCTTTTCTCGTTGAACATTTAATTTACGAAATAATATAGGAAGTTTTCGACCAGCCGCATTACATACCCAACAATGCCAATATTGAGTTACAATATTAACTTCCATCTTCTTTTTACTAGTATGACAGAAAGGACAATGAAATGCAATGTTATCATTAGAATTAATCTTCCCTCTACCCATTACAGATTCAAGAAGACTTATGATAGAGAATTTGCTCATTTGCTCATTTATTAATTATACTTATTTTCATAATCATTTCAATACTTTCATAATTATGTTTTTCTTTATTAAAATAAATAAAAAATTTTATTAATATGAATATATTAAAAAGATCTCGTAAAATCAACCTTTTGACGAGCTTTTTTTCTCCTTAAACCAACTCTCCGGAATAATCTTTTCTGCCCATGGTATATCATGTTTATCACAATACATTGCATAAGTAGTTTTTGATCCTTTCCTTATTTTTGTTTTGGAAGATTGGAATACCATTCTAATATCTA